TCAGGGTGCTTTGGGCTATATCGGCCCTTATAAGTTTTCATATAAATATATAGAAAACAATTCCACAAGGAAAAAAAATGACCACATGGCAAGATTTAATTGATGCAGGGCAGTATGTAGGTGGTGCTTTTCAAAACCTAGGATCCGTTGTTAACGAACTTGATATAAGGTCGCGCGATGCCTTAGATTACAATATTAGTGATAGTTCACTAGGGCAGTCGGAATATGATTTTAGGTACCGCGTATTTCCTGCTGATCTAGCCAATGATTATGTTGGCCATTACATGATAATTAATATCAATGTTCCTGTATTTGCGCGTGATGGTTCAGCCAGAACAGCATACGGCGGTGCTGCTTTTGGTCAGAATTTATTTCCTGGTGGTGCAAGGTCAGGTGAGTTTTCAAAGGTAGACACACTACGCTTTGGTAATGCAGAAAATGTAGGCGGTACTAGTCCAATTACAGGCGGTGATGCTTTGAAAGCAGAACCATTGGCTATTCCTCGATATACTCGCCGCATTAAAGAATCCATAGCAATGTTCATGCCTAATCCTGTGACATTTAATACTATTAATGAATTTCAAGAAATAAGCTTGACAGCCATGGCTGGTGGATTAGCTACAGGCGCTGCTGCTCTTGTTGCCGGCGCATTATTTGGTGAAACAGGAGCATCTTTGGCCAATGCGGTTGGTGATTCGGCAGGTAAAGTATCAAGACTGGCTGGTTATCCAATTAATCCGCGCGTTGAAGTAATGTTTGCAAAAACAAATCTCCGCCAGTTTGTATTTGAATTTTTAATGGCACCAAGAAACGAGCAAGAATCCGAGAATATGAAGGCTATTATTCGTACCCTTAGATTCCATTCAGCACCAGAACTAGATTCGAGTACAGCGGGCTTTACATGGATTCCGCCTGCTGAATTTGATTTTACCTTCTATAATAAAGGTGTAGAAAATACAAATATTCCAAGAGTAAATACCTGTGTTCTGGATCGTATCGAGGTAGACTATGCACCACAGGGAGTATATTCAACATTCTCTAATGGCCATCCAGTAGCAGCAAGACTAAGCTTAGGCGTGAGAGAAATTGAAGTTGTCCACAAGCGCCGCGTTCTCCAAGGATTCTAAGAATGAGCAGTTTTTTTGATAAATTCCCATTAATTCGCTATCAGATATCAGGTGTTAAATATTCAAGTTTCGAAACAATTCGGAACCTTTTATTCCGCACCGCTATTATTCGTGAAACTCTAAGCAATTCCTCATCATATATTCGCTACATTATTCGTGATGGCGATACACCAGAAATACTCGCTGCAAAGATATATGGCGATTCACAAGCGCATTGGATGATATTGTATGCCAATGATATGCTAGACGCTCAATATGACTGGCCGCTGACCACATCTGTATTTCAGAAATATATTGCAGATAAGTATCGTAGTCAGGCGGAAGATGATCGTGGCGAAACACTAGAAGATTATGAGGTGGTTGCATGGACACAGGATACCACCAATATACCATCATACCACCATTATGAGAAGGTGGTAAGACGAGAAAATCAAGCAGCTCAGGTAACCACAGAAAATAGATTTATAATCAATAAATCATTATTGACAGATGATCCATTGGATGTGCCGCATGATTATTATGATGATTTAGCGGATATCCAAGATGTAACACCAGTTAATCTAACAATAGACGGGCAGACAATAATTGAGACAGTATACCGTAATGCTGTTACCTACTATGACTATGAGGATGAATTAAACGAAGCCAAGCGTACCATCCGAGTAATAAAGAAAGAATATTATACACAAATGAATACAGAATTTAACATTCTTGCGAATAGAAATGCACCAGTATTTTTGAGACGAGTATCATAAAGCATGGTTGATGTTACATTACCTCCAATTGAAGAGTCGAAAGTTGATTTTACGGTAGCATTTAATGGTGTGGATGAGCAAAATACCAGAGAAATAGTTATTCGTGAGATCACACTAGGAGAAAGTCTATTAACACCAGGTCTCCAAACATCTGTGCTGGTAAACAGCTTTCTTCATGCATCACCAGATGAAAATGGTAATGTTGGAAAACCTAAAAATTATGATGATTTCAAGAATAAAAAGATGGAAATTAAGCTTGAGAGAAAACTTCTCAATTATTTTGGAATGGAAACTACTCTAGATGTATCTCAGAGAATATACCGAGTAGACCAGCGTAAGTTATTAAATAATAGTAACGAACAATTCCGTATCCATGCATGTGATGATAGCCTGTTAAATGACGCCAGATCGCTTGTCAGTAAACCCTGGAATTGTACCTCTCCATCTGCGATTGTTACAGAAGTATTAAGAGGATGCGCTGGTGTTAGAAACCTAGATGTAGAACCCAGCACGCCAATGCGCGATTATATTGCTGAGAATATCCACCCGTTTCAGGTGGTAGCACAACAGGCCAATGCTGCTCTAGCCAATGGTAATGACCCATCATTTGTTCATTATATGACATATAAAGACTTTGGCACACACCATTTTAGATCGATTTATTCACTGACCAAGGAAGCGCCACCAATTAATAAGCCATTTGTATTTGCTGAAACAGGTGCATCCTCAGGATATGGGCACCCTCTTAGTATAATGACATATAATTTCCCATGCGATTTTGATTTATTATCAGATATTCTAAATGGTATTGATGTGGATGGTAGCTTTATTAGCTCAGGTATTTTCGGCAATCTTCTTGGTGGCTTCTTTAGTTTAATGGGCAATCAAGCGGCTGAGTGTGGACTAGGCGGTGGTAATATGAATATTGCCAAGACTAATTATAATACAGAAAAAGCACAGGATCAGTGCCCATCAGAAATAGAGAAATATCTATTAAAAAGACAGGCCAGAATGTCGCTGCTAGAACAGGACAAAATAGCTCTATCTCTCACAGTACCATGGAATCCAATGCTCCATGCTGGTAAAATGATTGATGTTGAGTTACCTAGAAAAGGCGTTGAAGATTCCGCAGGGCGCGAAAATAAATTATTATATGGTTCAGGCAGATATTTAATCGTTAATTTAACTCACACAATTAAAAATGGTGGCTTCTCGACAACTACCATGGAATGTGTGGCGCAGACAGCAGGGCAGGGAATAGTATAATATGGTTAAACCAAGAGATCCAACAACAGAAAATAGCTTATTGTGTGGCATATGTGTTGGCGGGCATGATGCTGATCCGGATCCAAATCAAAACGGTTTAGTTCGTGTATATCTGCCACAGGTACATGGTAATAATGTAAAGAAAGAAAACCTAGGTTTTTCTACCGTAATTATGCCACCTAATCAAGCTGGTGCTTCTCAATTTAATGGTGTGGTGGATCCTGGGCAATCTCTATTGTGTATGAAGAGCGGGCCACCTGGTGATTCCACATTAATTGTTCTTGGTTCGGTACCAACAAATAGACAAGACGGCGGCATGAAAGGCAATAGGAACTTAAATACATTTCTAAATGCTATGACTGAAGCTTTTGCCACCACTATTAATGTAAATATTCCACCTAATGTAAAAGAAACAACATCTGGTGGCACTCGAATCCGCCAAATACAAGAAAAAGGCCAGCTCCATAATCATAACCTATTAAAAGGTATTCCGTCGCACGGAGCATCATATAATCTAGCTGGTATGCCATTAAAACAAATAACCAGCGTTTCTACAGCCACTCAGTCTTTCAGTAATATTTTGACCGGTTCTATGCTTTCAGCTTTGCCTGGTGCTAATTTCTCAGTCGGTTCTATTTTGTCATCTCTCACCTCATCCGTAGCAGATGAATTATTATCCTCGCTACCACCTGAATTAGCTCAGGGCATGCAGAGTATGTTCACTTTAATGCAGACAATGGAAGTATCGGAAGGCGGCGGCTTTGCCACATCTGGTAAGGTGGATCCTGCTACATACTTGGCCAACGCTGTATCACTATTAAAAGGCAATCAGTCTCTTGGTGAAGTAATTACCAATATGCAACGCCTTCAATATGACACATCATTATTTGGTATAGATAAATTAGCAGCCACACCATTTACTATTCCCACAGCATTTGGTGATATTACAATGAATTTATCTGCTACTGGTGCAATTCAGATGGTAACACCAGAGCCTGTACAGAAAGCAATTGAAGCCTTCAGTGGTTTAATGTCTGCTGGTGCTGGTTTCCCTGGTGCGTCTCTAGGTAATATGTTCGGCAGTTCTTCTGGAGTCATGTCTGAGATGTTTAATAGATTACCGCCAGATAAACAAACAATAGCTAAGGGTATGATGGAAAAAGTAATTGCTCCAGGCACAAAAGCTCAAACGCTATTAAATAAAACAAATGAATTTGCACATCAAGCAACTAATATTTTTAATATATTGAAATAAGAAAGTGATGAATTATGGGCGTTTATAAACCACCAGGAAATCCTAAGAATGTAACACCTACTGATTGGGCTGGACCGCCAGATGCGCGTGATACTGGCGGTGAATATCCGAATTATAATATTATAACCAAGACAAAATCTGGCCATGTTATTATGACCGATGATACCAAAGGCAGTGAACATGTAACTATTCAGCATCGCGGTGGTTCTATGCTCCAATTAACTCCTGATGGTGCTATATCAATTGGCGCACAAAATGGAATGTATCAGATTATATTTGGTGAAAATAGAATGCTTATCACTGGCGCTCAGGATATTACAGTCCAAGGCGGCGGTAGCTTATATGTAAAAGGTGATTACAATATGACAGTGGAAGGAAATCATAATACCGTTGTCCATGGTGATATGAACCTAACGGCCAAGAATTTAAATCAAACAATTCGCGGTAATATGGACACCACAGCCAAGGAAATGTCCACCAATATTGA